ACCTGACCGTCAGTGCCTTTCTTTGACCGAGGCTTCTTCCAAGCTTGGACCGACGAATGGTCTCTCCCAATGGCTCGGGCTGTAGCCCTAACCCCGCCAAAGAGTTCGATAACATAGTCCGCAGGTCTCATATATTTCATTTGGTTTGTCCCACCGCGTGGATATTCCAACCATTGTTGTGAAATTCACAACGGCACTGTCAACCAAAAACTTTAATTGCAGACTGGTGGGATATTCCCGACACTGTGGATAATGTCTGTGGATACTAAGTGGTTCAAACTCAAGATTGAGGAGTCGGGTCATTCGTTAAGGACGCTCGCTCCTAAGCTTAAGAACAAGCTTGGGAAGCCAATGGACATCCACGCCTTATCGAAGCTGATCAATGGGCAAAGGGATATGAGCGTGAGTGACGCAGTTCAGTTGGCTGACGCATTCGCAGTCGACGTTCGCGAAGTCATCAGGCGGGCGGGGTTTAAGGTTTGAGCGCCTTTTGATAGAGATCGACGATCCACTGGCTGTTCGGTTCCCAGTCGTCGCCTTCTAGATAGTATTTCCTGACGGCCGCAAGACACTCTTCTTTCGGTCTTGGCAGAGTCGCCCACTTTCCCTTTTTCCTCAGGAACAGATAGATGCAGATCATGTTGAGATAGTCTTGGACCTTGCCCTCGGATCTTTCAATCTTGCCACCGTCTGCGATTCGAAACTTGAGTTTGAAGATCCAGCCTTGGACGATGTTCGCTAGATTCAGGAGTCGATAGTTGCCGGAGCGCAGGAAGCGAACGCCGATCGACTTGCCCTCTCCTGCTATCAAGTCGTGAGGGTGATCGGGGTGCTGATAACGAAGGAGGTCCGCCATTAGCCAAGGCAGACGTTGATCATCTGACGTATCATTGGCGTCCCAGCCAGGCACGCTTGCCAAAGACGGATGGCGTACAAGGCGGGAGTTTGAAATAAAGTGGTCGATGTCCGCAGAGGCATGTGAGTCGAGGATCTGCATTCGACAAGTCTCAGCACATGAGTCGCCAAGGTTCGCGATCTCGCCCTCTGGATACTTCTCTCTGATCAGGCAGCCGAGTTCATCGAACTTCACCCCTCCCCCCGTTTCTTAATCCCCTCATAGTAGAGCTTGAGCATGTCCGGACCGTCTTCCGAAACTTTGTTTGGTTTTTTCGGCCCCGGATACTTTGCGCGCTCATCAAGCTCTGTTCCACAAAATCGACACAATCTCTCTGAAAGGTTGTTGTAATACTCGCAGGTCGGGCAGCGAAAAATCTCACCCCGTTTCCACTTACCTAAAAACTCGATACTGGTCAGGAGCATGTCGGAGATCACCCCTCCCCCTTTTCAAGCGCCGCGATTTCTGCTTCAAACCAATCCACTTTAGAACGATAAACATCGGGGCCGCCTCCGACCAAGGCAACTAACCAATTCCGTTGCTCCCGCAGTAGTTCAATCTGCGCGCGGGCAATCTCAAGCTCTGCTTCGAGTTTCTCCTGACCATCGAGAGCATCGTTATTGAATCGTGACATTTTGGTCAGACGACTTTCGTAGTCTGCGACGATTCGGTCGTGCTCAGTCACCGCTATCACCTCGACGATAGCTTCATGGCACGACTCGTTGAAACCAAGATCTGCCTCTTCCTTTGTCTCGCAGGCGGTGTCATCGACATGACATGAACCAAACACAAGCCACCATCGACCAAGCACACTTCGACTTTCTTTCTTTGGCTTCACAGTACTCATGGAAACTGTCTTCTTATCGTTGGTCATGTCTTGGTCCCTTTCTTCAGGGCAGTGCGAACCGTATCCAACGCATCTATAACGTCATCGTTATTATAAGACTCGCCGTAGTTGTCTGAAGAAAACTGATACTGTTCCAAAACTTTTTCGGCCTTGTTCAGTGCCATCACTAGTTCTGCGATGTTTTCTTCGTAGTCAGCCATCATGCGCAGAACTGCCCCGCTAAGAGATGCTGCCGTTATAATCTGTATCTGAGTAAGGTGGTCAGACAGTCTTATGACTTCAAACGACGTCGCATCGTCTTGGCTCGCTTCACGAAGCTCCGGTGCATCTTCTGTTACAAACCAACTTCTCATCGGTCGCCTGCCTTTCGAATTATGTCTGCGATGGCGTTTAGCTTGACCGCCTCTACTTCTGCCGCGCATTGATTCTGATATTTCGGCGACGCGTGGGGGTCTACCAAGCGCGCAATTTCGTAAATAAGTTCGCCTTGATTTTCGACCGCAAGCTCGAGTGCCTCGATGAGCAACGGCATCATGGTGCGGGCGTGGGCGATGAAGGCTCCAGTCTCTTCATCAACCGGTTCGCAAACCCATTCACCAGATTCCGCATCGTATATCTGCAAAATCTCAGTGGGGTTATGCTTGCTCAGTTCCCAAGGCCCCGGCGTCGCAGCCTCCACGATGGCCTTTGTCTCTGCGAGTAGCTGTTCAAGTGGTTTCATCCCCCACCCCACATTTTGAAGATCCAAATCCAGAACACTCCGCAGACCAAGAGACCGAGCAGCCAAGGCTTCAGTTTGACGGTCCGTCGCATTCCACACTTTTCTTTGCAAGCTATTGAATTCATTGGTTTCGCAATTTCTTTTTCGAAGTCGGAAGCGCGTGCAGTTTCGGTTTCGAGACCACGTCAACCTCGATCGGCTTATCTGGCATGGTGAGCTTCACGCTGACTTCGGGATTCTTCTTTTCGAGTGCTTCGACCCGCTGAGCGAGACTTGCGACGGTTGAGACCATCTTGCCAACGCCTTCGGTCGCTTTGTCGAACTCGTCCTTTGAGGCTTTGACCTCGGATCGCATCGACGTGAGCTTGTGATCGACGAGAGCGAAGTCATTGTCTGAAGCCCGTTGATAGAAATAGACCCCACCGATGGCCATAGCCATGCCTGTGAAAAACATGATGATGCTGACTGACATGTGATTCCCCTTCACGTGTTGTTTCCTTCGTTTTGAATGTTGCTTTTTGTTGTACTCATTCTGTGCAGTGACCAAGCGCGAACGGTATGGTGGGGTTTTCCCAACATCTGACGAGCCTTTAGGTCCGTCACCTCGACCATGTAGTTGTCGCCTTTGAGTGGTCCGTAGAGGATGCGACATGGGACTGGGGCTGTGGCGATCGGGTGACCATAGCACCCTTGACGTGAGCCCTTTGGTTTCCAAATCAGCTCCTCGCCTGGTTTGAATTCGTTCATAGTATCCCCCTGAGTTTGAAGTTATCGATGTGACCGAGCCAAACGCCGTCGTCGGGTCCGAGGCTATCTCGTGGTTTGAGTTCCATGAGACGGTGGGCTGGGATCAGGACGACGTCGTCGGTGGTTCTGAAGTGAACGAGGTAGCCTGCGACCATGCCTTCGCGTTCGATCTCGTCGAGCTTCTGGGCTTGGTGTCGGGTGATGTCGGTGTAGGCGAAAGCTTTCTTTGACGTGGACTTCGCATCGATGAAAGCGGCTGCATGGTTTTTGATCAGCACGAAATCAAAGGGTGTCTTGACCGGGATCAGGATTGGTTTCGCACCGCGACGACCGACTGGCCGAGCGCCGGTGGGAAGTTGAACGAGAGCGATCTCTTCCATGCGCGCCTGCATAATTATGCGGTTCTCAAAGATCGAGCCTTCGATTCTGGAGTGGAGAGATTTGCGGGTCATGCTCCCACCTTTCCAAACCGAGCCTGGATTTCCTGTTTGAGTTTCGCGGCCTCGTCTTTGGAGAGGGGAGGTGGCGAAGGGGATGGCTCAATTTGCAACGAGGATTGCGAGGGCGGCGTGTCGGACATGGTCCTGAATGGTTGTGTGGCGGGGGCATAGTCCAACCACCTCTCAGCGCCTTCTGTGCCGACGAACGAGGACCAAAGCAAAATGTGTTCGCGCTTTCGATTCTCGGTCCGACAAAGACCGGCGTATCGCCGAACGGCGGCGGCGAACTTTTCGAAGTCGGCGGCTGAACGAATGCGTTTGCGAAGTCGGGTCATCCCCTCGACCTTGCCCTCCTTTCGCGGATAGGCCTGGTACACGGAATCGAAATCAAAGCCCTGGGTTTGTTTCCCCTCACACTCCCCTTCTTCTTTTTCTTTATCCTTATCCTTATCCTTATCCTGGGCCCCTCCCAAGGGGCTCCCCAGGTCCTCATGAGGGGCTACTTTATCCACAAGAGAGTCGAGCTTTTCCACAAGTTGGACGATCGCACGGTGGGCATTGTTGCTCGGATTTAGCTCACCATATTGAAAGGCGACGAACGAGGGGATGAAATACTTGTCGCCATCGAACGGTCGAACCTTGCCTTTGAACCATGTCTCGAACTCTGATTTCGTGACCTTCGTTCCAAGCTGAGCCGACAACAATTTGAAGTTCTCAAACCAGACGCCTCTGTGGTCACAGTTGTCGAGGATGTAAAACCAAACGGCCTTAGCCTTCAGGTTCAATTCGCAGAACCATTCGCGTTTCCATTTGTCAGTGTCGGTGAATCGCTTAGCCATCGCTCACCTCTGGCTTTGCGACCACGGCCTCGGCCAGGTCCAACTTGGCTTCGTCGATTAGGCCGAGGATTCGCAGATCGGAAACGACGGCCTCGACCACTCCGCTCAGCACCTCTTCCCTGTATGGATTAAGTCTGGCGTCCAAAGTCTCAATTAACCAATTAAGCGGTATCTTCTTTTCCATTCCGTCCCCCCGGATGCTGCCTATTTCTTGATTCAAAGTTGTGGATAAGTGGCGTCAATTTGGCGTCACTGGTCTGAGAAACTCATTGATCCGTATGGAAATGAGGCAAACCCGAACAGGACTTATTGACGCCAGGAAAGGGGACCGTATCGAAGGGCAAGAGAAACCCTGAACGCCAGAGCTGGCGCGGGTTTAGTGGACTTTCAATTTTAGGAATAAATTGAAATGGTGCTTCGGGCCGGAATTGAACCGGCACGGCCCGATAAAGGAACCCCAGGATTTTAAGTGTTGTGTGAAATCTCATAACCCCCCGCAATCATTCACTTGTGTTTCGTTTTTGGCGTCGAATTGGCGTCACTGAAACAGACTTAGTTTCCAAATCTTGTGCCTCAAAAATGTGCATCACCTGCCCAATTGTGAGCGACGCCTGTTCGCAGTGGTGATCAACTCTGATAAAGTTCGGCTTCACGTTCTGGTACTTAAGGGCAATGATCTCTGACTTCCGAAGTCCAGCCAGGACTGCCAAAGCGCAGGCCATAGCCGGGACTCTACCAACGCTCTGAGCGCACCGAAGGAACGCCATGATCTCATCGACATCGTGCAGGGTTGGAGGCCGCTTCTTTCCCTGACGGGCATCTGAGAACTTCAGATTAGAGCATGGGTTCAGTGCAATCAGTGGCGGGTTCTCGTTCATTGCATCGGTAAAGATCTTGGACGCCAGAGCTTTGATCCGGGTTCGGGTGTTGATCGCAAGGTCATGCTCCTCTTGCATCCGAATCAGAACGTCTCGCATTTGGGTTCGAGTGATCCGGTTCATTGGGAACTCACTCAAAGCGGGAAGGAGATAAAGTCGAAGTCGATACTCATCCGAGTACCAAGTCGACTGTGGGTTTCGCTCCATCCGCTTTCGCATCCACTGACTTGCGTACTGCATGAAGGTCGGAGCATCCGACGACATGAGTCCGCGTTCGATGAAGTCTTTCTCTTGTGACTTCCTCGCGTACCATTCATTGGCTCGCAGCTTTGCGTTCTTCCCACTGAAGCGTGGGGAACTGACGATCTTGCCAGCGATGCGGATGTTGCGTCTTTCAAACTTAGCCATGTGCTTTCAGTTCACGCCTCATGTAGTCAGCTATCCACTCAGGGGTTGTGAACCGTCTCCCTCTGAGCTTCATACTCTGAACAATCTGTTTTGACATGAGACCTGCCGCAGTCTTTGCGTCACAGCGTAGAATCTTCGCGGCTTCCTTTGCCGATAGAAGCTGAGGCAACTCCTCAACCCTTGTGACCTTTACCTGCTCAAAGAGATTGACGAGGCGCTTTTGCTTTGGCTCAGCCTTCTCGTCAAACCACCCCTTCTTGATCTTAACCATCTCGCCCCTCGCCTACGTTCTGCTATGACAACAATTGTTGAACCGTCTTGATCTTTCGTTCCGAAGAGAGTTTTGAAGCCAAGATGATCTCAATGATTTCGAGCGTGTCTTCTTTCGGATTGCGCTCAACGGCAGTCTCTCGAGTCAGTCTTGTCTCTGCCTTCGCTGACTCCCGACGCTTTCTCAGTTTCCCCTTGAGGTAGTGAGCTACACTACCGCTCGTAACCGCAGCTCCTCTATTGTTTTTCAGTCCGGCAGCGTTCATCTCTTCGGCAATCGCTCGATTGGTTAGACCCTTGGACTTTAGTTCGCGAGCAGCGATCGCAAGCTTCTTCGTTCTCTCTTGTAGCTTAGACATTTAAGACTCCCTTTGATTTGTTAGTTCGGATTTGGTCACGCGCCCCTAGCGCCCTTTGCAGTTTCAACCGGATAGTCCAGCCTCAGGCACTCATCGATGTAGTCGTGATTTGTATTGATCCCGGCTTCTTCCAAAGCCTTTGCAACCTCGTGCTCCATTTGACCGTTGTCGGTATAGTCCACACCATTGACATGCAGCTCAACTGTCGCACCTGTCTTGCGGTCGATACCAATGACGACCCGGTGGTTTCTAAGAACATATTTTAAGTACGCGGTTCGCACTGCCATTATGCTGGTTCTCCCTCAGTCAAACTTTGTCTCATCTCAATCAGGAGAGTCGCGTTCTGCATGAAGGTCGCGACTTGCCCCTTGATTGGCTTGTTGTCCTCTTGAGCTTTCATTTCAATATAGGCCATGTAGCTCGCGAGCTCAGATACATCGATGTCGCCTAGCCTTTGACCCTTAAACTTTCCAAATGAAACAACATGATCTTCGGGTGACTCCTGAACCTCTTGAGTAGTCGGCTTCGGCAGCGCGACTCGCTGAACCTGTGGCTTTGGATCTGAGTCCGCTTGAGCCATCTCGTCTTGTGTGTAGAGACCGCTAAGTTCTGCGGGGAAAGCTTTCCGAAGTGCTAACCCTTCAGCGACTTTTGCCAGCATGAGATCGGGCATCTTCACCCACATCGGCGAAGTCTTTTGAACCTGATTCTTCTTGTCAAAGTAGGTCTGTGCATAGGTGGCCCACGTAGCAACAGCCCACAGCGGTTCCTTAAAATCAGCATGAATGACCGCGACCTTCGCAGCTTTTGGCGGGTCGTCATGGAGCCAAACGTCGACCCACTGACCGTCAGCCCCACACCAGAAAGGACCGAGCTGACCCTGATACTTTCCAGATCTTTGGGCGATCAAACGAAAACCATCGATCCCTGTCTGTATCGACATCACCTCGCGCTCAAGTCTTGAATCCCACCGCTTCACCGCATGGATCTGTTTTGAGAATGGATCAAGTCCGGTACGTCCAGCGACGTTAAGAAAGAGCTTCATCTCGTCGTCTGTTGCACCCTTGCAAATCGTCCGCTTTAGAAGATCAACTTGATCAGGCGACCATGTGATGGCGTGAGCTACTTGGTTTGGTTCTTTGACGGCCAGTTCATTCGACATCACTTGCCTCCCGGCGTGTTCGCGTACCGACGAAGCGACTTCCCAATCTCAAGCCGAGCACCATTGACTGGCACTCCCATCTTGAGATCTTCGGCGATCCGTTTCTTCTCGACCCGTTTGACCTGTTCGATCACAGTGTATTCAGCAGGGATAAGCTCCTCGTTCTCAATGACGACCTTGCCCGCTGTGTTGGTGAGCTTGTACCGAACGTCGATGCCCTTAAGCTCGTCGACCTGCATCTTTGCCATCGCAATCTTGAGGTTTTCTTGGCATCGCTCGATCACTCTCGATGCGGCCTTCGCCATCTTCTCGAGCATCTCAGCCCGCTCTAGATAGAACTTCGAAAGGGTTTCCATTCGAGAGAGAAGCAGGTCGTAGGACTCAACCTTTTCAGGCAAAGCCAGATCAATCTCTGCGAGCATTGCTTCGAGCTCTGGAGAGATCTCTCCGTTTGACTCGATCAGCATCGTCTCGACCTTTGCGGCCTGTTCAGCGAGCACGACTAGCGACTTATTGTCTGACATGTTAGCCACCAAGCTTTTCGCATCGAGTGCAGGCGCCGTCTGTCCAGCATGAATGCGTTGCGTCCAGTGCCTCGCCAGTGATCGGATCGTTGGGTCTGATCTGATACTTCTCGCAGCCAGTGGTCAGGCAACACCCGCCAGCGATCTGTTGCTTAGTGCAGCCAACGCTTGAGAAAGCGACGAGTGCGAGAAGCAACATGATCAGCGACACCATCGCCAGATCGAACGTCGAAATGAACTGCTCAATCTTCCTGGTCATCTGATTCATCTGAGTCCTCGCTTTCCTCATCGTCTTCAAAGCTCTCTTGATCCCGGTCCGCGTACCGCCACCAATCGTCAAACCAGCGGAGCTGCTCCTCTTCTGAAATAACCTCAGGCTTTGGTAACTGCTCCACTGTCAACTCCAGACAAAGCAAAGCCCTTGCTGTTTTTTGCAGCATTCGAAAAGGCTTTGTGTTTAGAAACTAATCAATAACTAGGAGGCCTCGCCTTCGCTCGCTGTAACGAGCGGAAACAAAGCCCCCTCTTCGACCCGCATCGCTCGGCAAAGGCGAAGTCGGGTGCTCTCTTTCGGTGGAACATAGCCGCCCCTCATTTTTGCGATAGTGGCGGATGAAACCTCGCTCTTGACAGTCAGCTTAGCCAGACCGTTCGGGCCATGCTTAGCGATCCAATCGTTCAGTAGGTCTGTATTCACTCGTTTCATGCCTCATACAGTAGCACCTTTTGAGGTTCTTTTTCAACTTAATTTACATCTCTTTTGGGTCTTGTGCTCAAAACGATCAGGAGTCAGGGTTAAGTATTGGAAAAAACTAAAGAAGATCTCGGCGACTTGATTCGTCGAAAACGAGACGCGCATGGTTGGACTCAGTCTGATTTGGCTGATATCAGCGGCGTGCCGTTTAGAACAATCCAAAAGATTGAGTCGGGTGAATCGGCGCCTCGGTTTGATACGATACGCCCGCTCGCTTTGGCGCTTGGAATCACGACTGAAGAGTTGTGGGGAAATCCAAAGCCATCCTTGGCATTGTCCTCATCCGCTATCCAGGCTCCTCTTGCGTCCGACGTTGTCTCTGTTGGCGAACGACTTCTATCGGTATCACCTCGGCGCCGGGCGATTGTTTTGGCATTTCTATTTGACGACCCGGCTCTCTTGCCCGTCGACTCCGACGCAGCAATGACTCGGCTGTTTCAATCTGACGCAAAGAAGTGATGATCTGATTCAGCTTGTCCCGCATACATACCTCCTGATCTAGGTTCGGATGTGGTTAAGATTTCCAAATACAAGAATTCTCAATCACAACCACTTAACATTTAAGAATCCCACCACTGGACCCGATCCGCAGTACTGGAGGTGGTGATGAGACAGGCTTTAGTATTGATCGCACTCTTGGCGTCCGGTTGCGTATCGAATCGGGTACAGGTTGAGGCCTACGCCGATCAATCGGTTGAAGCGTTCAAAGACTTTGTTCGCTGCTCTGATACCTTCCTTCGCGACTACGCTTCCCACCCAGTTTCCAACACCGAGCTAATGGACATGGCACAGCAGAACTGTCGATCGTTTCAAATAGACTACGAGGCGGCCATGACAAAGATGTTCATTCAAAGCGGCCAGCCCTACGCAAAGGCGTCGATCCTAGCAAAGATTGATGTCGACGAGATGACAACCGAGTACCGGAACAAACGACTAAGCGAACTCGCATCCGCGAGGAAAACAAAGCGACAGCCGTCGACGATCTGAAGCAATGGGCAGTGTATCAATATCAAATCCCACCACTTGATCCTTCTCAAAATTTGACGATGATCATTCTGTCGCCCGCGATACAATGTCGGGGCGAGGGATCAAGGACGAGAACTCGCGTTCGTCTCTGGCGATTTCCCATCTGGTCGATAAAACTGTCCAAAGATATTTTTTGCCGCTTCCTCGTATCTTTTTGATGCCTCCCTTGCATCGTCAAAATGCCCGAGATGTCGTCGCCTACCTTGAACTACAATAGCGGCGCGCCATTTTGACCTTCGCGGGTCCCATTCAACGCCCTTGAATCCGCTAGTATTGTTCTTTGCCCGCTTCTTGTTTCTCGCGTTCTGAAGAGGCGTTGCAATTCTAAGGTTCTGTTTTCTATTGTCGAGCGTGTCCCCATTTATATGGTCAACAATCTCGCCGGGCTTTGCTCCAATAATTTGGCGATGAAGTCGAACGTTCGTTTTAAGTGAACGATCCCACCGTCGGCAATAAAACGCACCGTCTTTGTTAAAGGAGATGTGCCAATTGAATTTTGATACGGTCTCGAAATCGTCATCGTCGACGGTGATGAGTGTTCCTGGACGCACTTCAATCATCTTCATTTCCAATCCTTTCATTCGCGAATCGAGCCATCCCTGCTTTAACTCGTCACGTCTGCCGACGCAAATTTCTCTTGGTGATTATTTTTGTCCATGCAGAAATCAGTGTTGTTTGGAACCTACTATGAGAGGCTCGCACTATGTCTGAGAAATTGAAGGGCGCATTCTGGCCCGATGATATGAAAGTCGGCTGCGCTAAGATCCAGCGTGAAATGAACTGCGACCCGAGAATCGCCGCCATCTTTCCGACCCACCTCGTCTGCATGAGACGACCCAAAGGTGCGGTCTATGTTCGCGAAGCCAGCATCGAGGAATGGAAGATGATGGCTAAAGTCTGGGAGCATGAGCTTAAGAACGAAGCGGTTGGATCATCAGTCAATTATCACTGAGTCATCGTTCTCACCCTCAAAACGAACGTCTGGGTGATACCAGCAATGACACGATTGACACTGCATCCATCCCATTAAGGGTCCGCTAATTTGAGGACAAAGGGACGTGCTCCGCTTGCAGACGTAGCAGAACTTCAAGGTTTCTTCCGGGTCGACATCCACGATCTTGACCGAAAGAATCGCAAAGCCCATCAGTCGTCTTCCGAACTCATCTGATGTTCCACGATAAGCATCTGACGCTCGAGCTTGTCTGTCTTCTCGAATAGCTTATCGAGCTTCGCGTCCCGCATGACGTTCTCTTTCTCGATTTGCTTGATAGCACCTGGGCTTAGGAGAGAACTCTTGATCGCATTGAATGCGGCGGTGAGTACGATACCAAGGACCGCAGCCATCGCCTGATCGTTACTGACCCCGACTTCTGCTAGTATGCTCATTCGTCAAACTCCTCGGAAGGTTCGATGTCAGCCCAAATCCGACGCTTTCGAATGTCACAAAGAGTAGCCTTGGTGATATTAAACTCCTGCGCTATGGATGCCCCTGGAGTTCCCAACTTCAGCAATAGTTTGATCGTTCGGACGTCGCCAATTGTGAGTTTCTTTCCTCTAAACTTTCCAGTCGCGACGGCCAGGATTGGCTCGGTGCCTCTATCGATCCGACCCATCACCCTATTGTAACTCAGGCCGAGCTCGCTGCACACTGTGGCAATAGGAACGGTCTTGCCCTTGAAAGACATTTTGCGGGTAACCCTTCTATTCAGCACTTGTTGGGAAGGCGTAGCCCACCGGCAGTTCTCTGGCGAGTACGGGCCATCGTTGTCCACTCGGTCAATACTGTGGCGAAGAGTCGGACGACTTCCCATGTCGCTTAAGAAGTTTTCAAATACTAACCACCGGTCACAGACCCTGATGCCGCGTCCGCCATACAGCGCATAGGCATTGTTTCGAGGATTGCTACAACGATCCTTCATTGCCTTCCAAATTCTATACTCTGGCGGCCTAGGCACCTTGAGGCGTTTGTCGATGGCGTAGCAAGTCCCGATCTCTCCGATGGAATGAGTAGTGCTGCCGCATTTCTTGCATGGCTGGCGTTCGAGAGATCCGTGATCGCGCATCCTCGTGGCGTGCATCGAGCACATCCCGTTGCCGTAGTATTTCTTATCGCATCCTGGAACTTCACACTTTGTTCTGCGAGCCATAGCCCTTAGTCCTCCACCAATTTTAGGAGGCCAACGGACACTAGCTTTTTCCAATTTGCAACTTCAACGTGAGGCAACTCGTAGAAGTCGGACTTTGGCTCGCCAAACCACCTGACGAACGTGGGAAGATTCGGCTTGAGAACATGCAAAAACCACTCGATCTCGTATATGTCGCGCTGGCTTTGGCCCATTTCAAAAAAGTCTAAAGCCGCGTTGTAGTTGTGCGCTGATTCTCCCCACCTCGCTCGCGAGGCGCCCGCGTGATAGTACTTGTTTTGATCCTCCCGCCCGCGACCAGCGCAGGAGATATGAGCTTCGGGGTGTCTAGCCTGAAACCCAAGGAACCAATCCATTAGTGGTTCATAGAACCCTGGGTACTTCCCCAAGATCGAGAGGCACTTTAGGCACTTGCCGTTGTTCTCATGCCTTGGGCTTATCGCCATTCGACGCACCTCTGGTTTTTTTCTTTAAGTTTCAAGAGTTCATCTGGAGACATGCAGATAAACTTCGAGGCAAGCTCATCGTCGCAGTCCACATCAACTCGTTCCGTCCCACCGATGAACCGGCATATGGGTCCAGCGTTGTGGAATCGATAGAAGGTTGGCCCCCACTTTGGCTCAACCGATGGCGCGTGAGCGCAGCCAAATAGAAGTCCATACACGACGATGACAAGAAACGACCAGAGCGCGAGTTTAAGATAGATGTCAGAATCAAAAGAGCGTTTCGAGTTTTGCAAGTGACGCTCGTTTTGCTTCAATTGTTTCCGCCAATCTGTACTCATCGATGGCCGCCTTTACTTCTAAAAGCTCACCCTTTGCATTCCGTCTTGCCACCTCATCAAGGACCATACTGATCAGGCGCTGCATCCCAATCAGTAACTTGATGAAGGTGAGCCAGCTCATGCGACAGGCGGTTTCTTCTTGAACAGCTCAACACCTGACTTCAATAGGTTAAACACCAATTGAAATACGCTGTTCGACTTGACCGCTGGAATCAGTGCAAGTGATTCGCTCACAGCGAACAGTGCCCCTAAGATGATCGCGATTGTTTCTGGCTGCATGAGACCCCCTATTGGTAGAATTCCGTTACTTCAATGTAGCCTGATCCGCCGTTTGTTCCGGCCTGACCAGAAGTACCTGCTGTCCCGCCAGACCCACCTGAGCCGACCGCATACGCATACGTTGCTGATGGACTAGAAATGATGGCGTCAATATATCCGCCAGCCGATCCGCCCGCTCCGGCATAGCAGTTTGCGACGTTAGTGAATCCACCGCCACCGCCTCCCGAACCTGTATTGGCAACGGCATTCGAGCCGCCTACACCAGACTGTCCCGCACCGCTTCCAGCCCCACCGAATGGAGTAACGGCGCCGGTAGAACCAGCGAAATCCTCGGCACTTCTCGCAAAGAAGGCCATTGGCCCATTTCCACCAGATAGCGCAGTGCCAATCGGACCGGTTCCAAGTGATGCTGTTCCACCGTTGCCACCAGACCAACCGGGTCCTCCAGTGGCAGAACCGCCGTTTGCCGATAGTAGTGAGGAACCGAAAGTAGTATTTCCACCGGCCGCGCCATTACCTTGCGACGCGGTTCCTGAACCACCACCACCACCACCACCACCAACCATCCTGACCCGCAAATAGAATGGGGCTAAAGCTTGCGAAAAGGTGAGCGTTGAATCACCCGTACCGCTCGCTTTTGTTAATGTGCCGGATGACGAAGGAGCACCAGAGCCAGACATGACAACGGTGTTAGAGCTTGCGACTGTAGCGTACACAGTAAACGTCACCGCGTTGTTGGTATAGGTTGCACCAACCGTAGCCGAGCCTGACGAAATGATGAAAGTATAGTTCTTGTTGTACGTTCCAGAACCAGAGGTGAACTTCTGAATCGTTGGTGGGGCAACTGGGGCCACCGCTTCCCAAGTTGGCGCCGACGTTCCACCATTGGATCTCAAGTATGTACCAGACGATTGAGACGAATTTGCGAGCCTTGTTCCGGTCCCACTGGCTCCGCCGTAAATGAGATCCCCGCCCGTAGTCATTGGCGAGAGCGAATCAAACGCACCCGCTTTTGTCGTGGCGTTGGTTCCTCCGTTTGCAAGTGGAAGCACCGTCCCCGGAACTGCGATCGCTGACCAGTTGTCTGGCGAGCCATCGGCATCGGCGATTAGATCCAGTCCCTGACCAGCGGTTGAGAGAGTCGCACTTGTTGCACCTTCAATTGTGTCAGTCGAGGATCGGTTGATTGTGACCGTGTTACCGGCAGTCGTGAGCTTAAACGAGACGTTGAATGGAAGAGTGGTCGAAGCGATCGTCGGAAGCGTGAACGAGATCGCCCCGCCACTGGAATTGATATTAAATAGTTTCCCGTTATCAGCCGATGTGATCGTCCTCGGGCTGTCAGCGGACGTGATGTAAACCACATCCCTAAAGAATGCTGACGCCAACTGAGCCGCTGCACTCGCAGCCGAAGCCGCTGCCGCCGTCTCGCTAACAAGAGCCGCATCGGCACTGGCATCCGAAAGGACAGCACTCGCAGCCGAAGCCGCTGCACTTGCCGCTGCCGCAGCCGCAGAGGCCGCCGCTCCTGACACCGCACTTGCGTCGATCCAGTCAGCCGCATCAGCCCAACCGTCGCCTGTCGAATTGGTGATTGGAACCTTATCCAGAAGTCCAGCTATTCCAGCCGGGAGAGTCGGGTCAAAGTCGGCTGACGAAACAGTCTCAGGAAGCTTCATCGAGCGATCGATCTCATCCTGCTGTTTCTGATTCTGCATGACGATCTGATCAAACGTGTCCTCATGAGACTCTGGAAAGAAGTCCCCTTGATTTCGAATGTCAGTCGTTTGAGTCAGGGATGGAACCCGGCGAATGGTGAGAACGTAGCCAGTCGTGAGCTTGCCAGCCGTGAGCCAGGCTTGCGAAGCGTTCACTAGAACGATGCTCCCACCACCTGTATCCCCGACCCCGGTGACAGTGTAGTCGGTCGCGATGGTCAGGGTCGTCTCGACGTCAGAAGTATCTCTGACAGTGACCAAGAGATCGCTCTGACTAAAGACCTTGAACGTGTAGCTGTATGTGCTGACGGCACCGTTTCCGGTGTAGCTGATGCGACTCGTGGTTGACGATAAAGACATTCATTCCCCCTCAATCAATCGAGCGCTGTGAAAATCACAACAGCGTCGACAAATAAAGACAAGTCCAGACGATCACCTTTGATAAGGTTCGCCCGGCTTGCCAGTTACAACACCCCTTGCAAAATCAATTGGACCAGTTGGGTTGGCCTTCCCCTCGCTCACATCGGCCAAGTATCCAAGCGGTCTAGCCAAAGCGCCTCCCGGCGTGCCAGTGATAAATCCAATCGCAGTCAGCGAATCCTTGATCGCCGCACTCGTCTTCCCATTCCCTGTCACGGCCTTCGCTACCGTGAACGGTGCCATCGTCGTCTTCTCAAGTGTAGTCAGAATCGGTGACACCTGGATGCGATCATCAAACGAGCTGTCGTTGAACCGGTTCATGACACTGTTCAAGATCCCACCGCCTGGGAGCATCGCTGTCATATACTTGAACTGACTCATGAACAGGACATCGAGCATGTCGTCGACGTACTCGCCGTCACCGTCGTCATCCAAGCCATTCCCGAGTGCTCGAGAAATAAGCGCACCAACAACCGAAGGCGCCATCACGACCAACGTGTAGGCATAGAACGCATGGGCCGCTCGTTTCTGAAGTCCAAGCTCCTTGTGAACTGCGAACTCGGCTCCCAAGAAATTGGCCTGGTTGTTAAAGAATCCGTAGAACATGGTGAGCGCTCGAACCAGTGGCGTCCCAGATTCAAGACTCGATACGTCCTCAGGTCCCATCGCACCGAGAGCTTCTCTCACTGTAGCGTCAGCGTATCGAACCGACTCAGTCTCCGACATTCCCTTGGCGATCGCATGATCATAGGCCGACTGCCAAACCACCGTGTCGATCGTGTTCTGGGTTGCACTCTGAAACACTTGAGAATGCTTGAGCATCCACTCCCTTGCTGACTCAAACTTGGTGGGATTCTCTAGTATCTGTTCGATGTCGTTTTGAATGTCTCTCGCCTGCTCGCCCAACCGAGTGCTCATGTACGGTGACTTCGCTGCCACGTTCTCAGCGAATTCCTTTGGACCTTTTGAGAACTTCCAAAAGCTATCCATCATAAGTCCTGGCGGTACGCGCAGGGCGGTGGGAAGTAGTGCCGTAAAGTTCTGCAAAGCGTTTACAAAGTTGAGTGACATCATCTGAAGACTTGATCTTGATCTCATCAACGTGAAGATCCGACCAATGAACCGCCCACCCTTTGACGTGCTCGGAGTTGTAACAGTCTGACGTGCCACTCGCTGGAGCCATGGGATTAAAGCACCACTCACGATTTCAGGATCGATAGTTTTGATCGTTGCCGTGAATTCAGGATCAGTCGCAAGTCTTCCAAGCTCCTTCACCCTTGGCTCAAGATAGGTGAACCGCAAAGCCCAATCAACATGCTGAAGTGCCAATCGGATATCGAGCTGAAGCTTTGCGTGGTAGTTCTCAACCCGAGTCTTGGTGGCCCCGCGCCCAGTGGTGGGAAACGCAAAGGTATTATCCTTCCCCTCAGCCGCAGCTTGATCCTCCCGAGTCCCCGCCGCGTCTACCGTGTAGGGGTCGGTCTTTGCTGGAGCGTATCCACCTCGGTAGGTTCCAAACGGAGTCACAATCTCTTTAGATGTGATCTCATTGAAATAGAACCCGTACATTGCCTTGTGCGCTTTCTGCGCGTCTGGCTTTAGCTTCTCCATGAGATCCCAAATCCCTTGGATTGCGTCGTAGTCTGCCTTCGTCAGCTCACCTGTAGCCCACATTCTCGCAACGAACTTGTCCCACTTCGAAGTATCAAGCGAGCCATCGGCAAGCTTCTCTCCCCACCCATGCCCAACCAAAAGCTTCTCAAGGTTCGACTCGTTTCCAGTGTGGAGGATCGCGCCAAGAAGCTCCGCTTTTGATCTGAAGTTTGTCCCAATCTCTGGCGCCGCGATCACCCGCTGTGCCCCAAGCGTAGCCTTGATCGGTTCGACGATGGCCTTTGCCGTCGCCATATATTCCTTCTTCTGAATGCGATACTTGGTTACGGCGTCGCGGATCGGATTGATGAAATACTTGGTCATGGCACCTGAGCGATTCCCGCGATCAAAGCCAGTCGCCCAATGCTCCATTCGAACTAAGCCAGCTCGAAGGCTAAGGAAAGAAATGCCCCGCTTTTCAGCTTCGCTCATTGTGGCAAATTGCTCACCCTGTTCTTTAACAGTCGCAATCGATGCGGCCTGTGCCGCAAACTCGGCCTTGATCTCTTCTCGGCTAACGCGCTTGCCGTCGATCTCAATGTTCTTTGATTGCTTTGATAGATCCCATAGAGCCTTAACCGTGTCATGCATGGCGGTGAACTCATCAAAGCTCACCTCATCATATCGACCCGGAGTGAGTCCTGAGTTCTCAATGATCGCAATCGCAGACTTATACCCTTCCGGGTCATAGGACTTCATTGACTTTAGGTACTCAGCCGAAGTCTTGTCGGTCTTTCCAAGACCATACGCTGCGAGAATCGCACGACCCACGTTGATCAGATTCGTGTCTCTAGCTTTTGCTAGGTCGTCGTCTTTCTGTCTGAACTTCTTGAAGAACTCATTTGCTGATTCGACCTGTTCCTGTGCCTCAACGGCAGCTTTGTAGAGCTCATAGTTGAGAAGCTCTTTTCGCTTAGCCTCAAATGCTCCAGCGATGTCACCCTTAGATAGGGCAACACCGGCTTCGCGAGCGGCCTTTCGCTCGGCTCTCTCAAAGACGTAGGGCTTAACGTCCTGGATCTTCTTAGCCCCAATCATTTGGATGGCCTGAGCTTTGACGTCAGCTTCACGCGGTACGCGAGCGACTACCTTTTGGATCACACCCTTCATTAGCTTTGGACTCTTCTCAGCTAGAGCACTGAGTTCAAAGTAGAGTCGCTTCCGTTTCGGGTCAGCGTGCGCAGCCTTGACTGCTTCCTCTGGAAACTTATCCATCACCTCATCGGGGAAGCGGACGTCCATCTCCCGATCAGTCTCGCGCTCAATGTAGTCCTTCTTTGACGGCATATCAGCGAGGGACTTGAGCATCGCATCGCCGGATTCATAGCCGAGCATTTCGGCAGCCGCGTTGAAATGGATGCCTCCCTCTTTTGCATAGACGTAGGGACGAGGGAGCCTATCGAGAAACTCTTTACCATAGGCATCAACAATGGATTGGCGATCAAGCTTTATCGCCTGGACCCCTTGAGGTAGTGGTGAGCCATCGGGCTGAGTTCCCTTTTGGAGGATCGCAAGAGCCTTATAGACTTGCATTTGATTTGCTTCTGACTCAACTCTTGAGCGGACTTCTTTTCGAGCTTCTTTATAGGCCGCTTCCCGCTTTTGCATTTCATGCTTCAAAACCTTTGCGGTGAGTTCTTCGCTCGCAGCGCGCTTCTCTTCGTTCTCAAGCTTCTTGTATTCTTCATACTGCGCAGGCGTGAGACTTAAGGACGTTGGGTTATCGAGCAGTGATGGCTGTCCGCGAACCGCTTCGGCGAGCTGTTCATCAGTCGCAAGCAATCGATCCATGACACCCTTGATGTCGTCGTTTAGTTCAACTCTGAGATTTAACAGGTTCTTATAAATGTTTGAGAGCCAGACCTTGAATGAGGCAAACGCTGCTCGGAGTTCTGACGTCGGGGCTTCACCCCGAGCCAAGTACAGCTCAAATCCTCGAGCCCATTTCTCAAACGGTTCAGAGAGCTCCGTCACTCTAGACTCTTCTGCCCTTGTTAGTTCTCTGCCTTCCTTCTTTGCCCTGTCCATGATCTCTGACGCTTCTTTAGATCTGGCTTCGAGTGACTCATCTGTCTCACCAAGCCAATCCTTCACAGTCTGATAGTCAGCCTTTAGTTGGGCGGACGCGCGCGGGTCTTTCGATAAGTCCCGCAAGACCTCAAAATAGAAGTGCCCCGTCTCATGGAGGAAGGTCGATAGATTCGCCCCTTTGAATAGATCGATCTGCATGGTTTTATTTGAGCTAATAACGATTCTACCGAGTGGCCCGGCCTCAGATGCATCAGATTGAAATAAAGGGTACTTGGCGCGAATGGCCTTGAGTTCATTTAAGAAATCGTCGATACTAATCGAGTCAGGCTCGTTGAAGGCAGATGTTCGCAACCTTCCATCTTCGGATGGTAGCGTCGGCTCTGAGATACCAACGGGCCTTTCGTTTTTCTGTATCTCACTCTCTACGACAATTGAATCATAGAATTTTTTGCCTGACGACGTTTCGCGAACCTTAAGCCGCACGACAAACAGTCTGTCATCAACCTGAATGGGCGCGTAGAACGCATGAACCGATTCAATATCTTTTCGATCCTTGCGATCGACCTCGGTCCCCCAGTAGATAGACTTTTGAATAACATCATCGAGGTTTTCAATTGCCGTCGCGGTCGCGTCTTGATCGTATCGCCGCGATCCAAGTGCCTTTTTTATTCCCTTTGCTGGAATTGCAATTGACCAACCAGTTTGTTGGTTTTGAAACTCCTTGCCCTGAATCTCTTCCTTTGCTTTGTTTCCGGCCGCCTGTACGACATTGGTTGCGCCGTCAGAACGTGATCCAAAAATCTTTCGCACGACTTCTGGCATCTCGAATTCGGTCTGCATAGGGATTGGCTGGCGCCCCGACTGAAACAGTTCAAAGCCCTGGCCGAGTGCGACTTCTTTCATCTTGTCGGTCACATCGAGAGAGTGGACCTGAGCGTCTTCAATACTTTTGCCCGACATATCCATGTCGAGTGTTGTCTCCCCAACAGTCGCGCCAAACTTCTTTCCAAACTTCTTGGCGTAGTCCACGAGGATCTTGTCATAGAAACCCTTCATGCCTTCGCCGCCAGCTTCGAGATTCAAGCCCCTTAAGACTTTCTCATTCTTGAGCTCGGATTGATCGCCCTCATCGTTTACGATCTTTTGCGCGATATCTTTCCCGAGAAGCGTCTCGATTTCGTCGGCCGACTTGCCGTACATCATACCGCCGCCAAGTGCGTCTTTCCCGTTCTTGTCATAGGCGATCACGTTGTATTTTGACGGGTCTGCTTTTGACTTTGAGTATTGGATTCGGTCGATAAACTTTGACAGTTTGAACCGTTCGTTTTGCTGAGAGCCCGTCGTCCAAGCGATGCGGTCATAGCCACCCTCGGCAGCCATGCGGACAATGCGCTTCATCGCGTATTCGTGCCATGTCTTTTTGAATGGAGCGTCGGGAACCTTGTCGGTTTGTCTTTCGCGATTCAGCTTACGAAGTGCCGCTTCTTCGGCTTCGGCCCTAGATGGCATTCCCGAAAGAAGTCTTCTTGGCCCGTCCCACACGTTAAAAACGGTGCGATTTGGATCTTGGTCGCCAAAAGAGAGTGCGCCCGTCTCAGATGCCGGTGTCTCTTCAATGCGAATAGAGTCCGGAAGTTCGGTTAGGTCCGCGTCTTCTGGGCTTGTGTAGCCCTTCTTCCTTCCCTCTTGATGCCAGTCAGATTGGATCTCTTCAACAAAGAGAACCTTCTTGCCATCGGCATCAATGCGATCCGTGAGGCGAGTGTGTGCAAGGACGTTCTTCTCGTCGAAGTGAGATGACTTGTAGGTGCTTTCTGATTTAAAGCTTGCAATGTTTTTTCTCAATTGCTCGCGCTCTAGCTCAAGCGCCCGCGCCCTTTTTCTCGCGTCGATGTAGTCATTGACAATAGAAGAGTCGAGATCGGGAGCTTTCTTTTTTGCAAAGTCTACGGTAAAGGCCCGAAGGTCATCTTCATTTCCTTCGTTAAGAACAATTTCTTGCGCCCTTTCTTTGACGACATCAAAGCTGTCTTCGTTGCCCGCCTTGGTGAACTCTTGGATGATTTCATTTCGAAGGTTGGCAACCTCATCTCGCAATACTTCCCAGTCATCATTAAGCTTACCAAGCCGACCCTCAAGACTTGTCCTGGCGTCTATGTCGACAGCCGCTTCGGGAAGCGTGAACAAAACCTCGCGATAGTTCTCGCCACCGGGTAGGGTGTATTGCTTGTATTGCGTGGATTTGATCTTAGTTCGATTGCTGTCGATCTTAGCTTCAATCTTCAATAGCTCTTTTTGTTGCTCATCAGTTCGAGTATCTCCGATTTGATAGAGCTCTTCCATTCGAGCGTTCTCTTCTGGCGTTAGACCAGTGACAACTTGGTCGTCCTTAGTCACATCCACGATCTCAGGCTCATTGGCTCTAAGGAAATCGAGCAGGTCTTGCTTCTTGACCTTCTCTTTGTCTTTGAGGAACTCCTCTAGACCCAGCCACTTCTTCTCTTCTTCCTTCACATCCTTGAGCATGGCGCGGATCTGTTGAGGATCTGCACTCCCGCCCATCTTCTGCTCAACGGTCTGGATTAGTTTTGAGAATGTGGGAGGTGCTGGATCTGCGGGATACTGGTCTGCGATTGCTTGCGCTGCGGATTGGAAGAGGATGCGTGGATCTTTTGGATCAAACTTTCCATTGTTCTTCGTCGATTTAATTTGCGTGGAATCAAAAGCAATATAAGTGTCTGATCTCCCGCGCTTGCTGTCTGTTATGTCGTCCTGAGTATTCTTGATGATGACACCGTCGTGTCCGTTGACTTTGGCTTGCTCGATCAGTCGGTCATGAGATTCGCCGCCAAAATCAAAAGAGCCATCCGATCCGTCAACTACTAGCGGGTTCTGCATCGAAAGGTAGGTCGGATAGACTGTGGCTTTGGTCCCGGCAAAGACCGCATTGGCTTCAGAGTCTTTTGCGTAGTCCTTTGCCAGGCTCTTATTTGAAGTAAAGTAAAAACCATCTGCGCTGCGCTTATGCTTGAATGCCTCAATCTTCTGATCAGTTCCATGATAGACGACAAGCGGGGCGCCAGACTCGTCGACGACTTTTGACGCTTGAAACCAATTCTTAAACTCGGGAGAGTCAGTCTTTGGATTTGCTGATTGATTCAGCACCTGATCCTGCGCCGCCATTGCGACATCTTGCCCAACCACTGCCTGTCCATCGCCGAGGAGCTTGGTCTTTACGTACCGATTGAATAGGTCCATTGGCGTTTGGCCAGATCGCTGAGCGCTAGTGTAAATGAATGCAGCGAACTGAGCGGCACTTGCGTCGGCTTCGGGCGATCCATACTTCAGAGTCGGGTTGTCCATTAGCTCTTGCTTCAACTGACGCTTGATCTCTCGAGCCTGACGAACCGCCAATTCATCTGGAGTCAACTCAGCCTCTGGCTTTGACTCTTCAACAGTGGCTTCACTGTTAACGAGTTTCAGCGCTGCGGTTCTGTCCTTTTCGTCTACCCTCGCCTCGTTGAACGTCATTGACTCGGGACTGTACTTGATGTCATTGGCCAAGCCCTGATAGTGCTCGGTATCAACGAGTTGATTGACGAACTTGCCGAGCGGGACCTTCACATCCGAGCCAGTTTGCTTTGCTTCGGTGAACTCTGGGCCAAAGCCAAACTGCTGAGCCGCCGCTGCGGGCTCTAGGTTCTTAGACTGAAAGTAACTTTCAAACGCTTCGACCGGGATATGAACGTCTTGGACCGGTCCATCTTTAGTGAGGTTCTCGACTAGCTTCTGATGTGCCTCAGGCAGACGCGCTCTGAGCTTTGATTCCTTTGCTGACTCACCGAGGGCTGTGTGAAACTCAACGAGCCTCTGGGCTGCTTTCATTTGAGCGCCGCGCTGATATGCTCCAAGCGCTCCGAACGGTCCAGAAATCGGTCCGCTCGAGGCTGCTCCAACGATTCCAGCGTTGAGAGCATTCTTTGCCACGTCAGTCAATGTCAGGTCAGGATTCCCACCAGTGAAGTATGAGCTCGTGCTTTGAGCTAGGGAGTTTCCCGATTCCTCGGCACCTTCTTGAAGTGATCCAGCCAGCAATTGCTTTGTGACATCGGCACCAATCTTCTTCCATGTGTCCTTGCCGAACTTAGATACTATCGAGGCCTCAATCTTTTTGACGACCGAAAGAGTTCCGAGCTGTTCAAACGCAGCCTCGAAGAATCCCTGTGCCGTTGAGTCAATCGTATTGAGCAGCGGGTCTCTACCTTGAGCATTTCCTTCTGCTGACTTCTGTGCAGCAGCAACAGTGCCGGTTGCCACAAGCGCAGGAATCCCACCACCCATCGCGTTAGCAACTAGGAGAGCAACAGATTGCGGAGCGCTCGCAGTGACTTGGTAGGCGATAGCCTTCCCAGCCTTGGACCACTCACCTTTCCCGATGAGACCAACAATGTCGTCGCTTAGTTCAGGGACATTCTCTGCGTAGCCTTGGGCAGCGTTGCCATAGTATTTCGCGACTGGGTTTTCTCTGAGCCATTCAGGCGAGCGGACTTGAAGGTCAGGTCTTCCGACCGCTTTCATCAATGCATTCTGAGGTGCGGCCGATAGATCATAGACGAATGCCGGGACTTGTGCGATTCCCTGGTTCAGGCTGGCCAAACCTTGACCAATCGTTTGATACATTTTCTCGGCTGCGCTGTAGTCTTGCACAGACGACGAGAGACCTTTCACATTGTCAAAATCATCTTTTGCAAGAGCGGCATTGTTGGGATCTGACAACCATTCAGCGAGACCTCTATGATCCGCTACGATCTTGTCGGGCTGCACTTTGTCGATCTGCCCCTGACGGCTTAGCGTATCAAAGTTTCTCTCAACGAGTTCCGGGGCAAGCTTGTACTTATCCGAAAGCTTCATCACTTGAGCGTGTCGATCGGGCTGAATATCGGCTGCCACTGTCACCGAAGATCGAACAGCTAATTGCTGACCTTTGATTTGGGAGTCAATGATTTCAGAATACGGATTCAGACCAGTCTGATCTTTGGTCTGTTCGTCAAGCATTGCGTCGTACTCGTTGAGTGCCACTTATCTATTCCTGTTGAGGTACTGGTTGAAGATCGACTCTACGTCTTGAGGAGTTACCGGCTTGTTTCGCGCCTTAAGTGTCTGCTCAATTTTGAAGATCTCCGTCTTTGGAATATCTTTGTATTGAACCGATCCAGTTTCGCCCGGATCAAGTAGGGCTCTTGGTTTCTTTGAATCCCAAAAGAAGTTTTTTTTTGTGGTAACCTTGAGCAAGTGTTGCTCGGCAAACTTCTGAATCATCGCGTTGTCTGGTTTCTTGTTAGTGTCTTTGGCGTATTGAACGGCGTCGCGCTCGACTTGAGTCCGAAGCTTCTCAACCAATATTGCATCGTCCGAACCTGGCTTAGGATTGGTGCCATCAATTCTATTGGCTGCAAGAACACTATTGATGACCTCATTTTGGGTTCGAAACTGTCCGAGCTCTGCGTCCGACTTTCCATTTCCTGCCCGTAGATTTGCCTGATGCTCCATCAGCGAATGCAGTTCGGTTGCTGGCATCTTTGTCGCAAACTCGAGCAGGTTCATCTTCTTAAAATCACTTTGCAGAACTGGATCAGAAGCCATAGTCCGAAGATTGTAGTAGTCGGGTCCGTTCGGAGGCGCATCTTGTCCACTTAAGATCTGACGCTTTCGTTCCTCAAAGACCTGGATGTGCTTTGTCTTCATCGAGGAGTAGGCGCTATTGGGAAGACTGAACTGACCGCGTGAAGTTTCGAGCTGCTTCAATACGCTGTCCATTTGGTTTTCGCTTCGCTCGTTCTCTGCCCGCTCTTTTAGATTGTAGGTTTGCTCAACCAATCGTTCTGTAGCCTGGCGAAGCTTCGGGTCCTCACCGAACCGTTCCTTCACCATCTTCATGGCAGTGCTAAGGTCGCCAGTCTTAGCTAGGATCTCATCTGATGCCCGCTGGGATTCTCCGAGCATCGTTGCTGATTCGAGCAGCTTTGTTGCTTGCTCTATTCTTGGGCCGAACAGTTCCCTATTTTTGTCAAAGTACGCTTGGGCTTGTCGATCCTGCCCTGCATTGATGTATTGCTCGATGACGCCGGTATGAACCTTCGACTCCTCATCAGCCATGATATGATCGACCGGCACACCCTTTCTCATCCCAAGCTTTGCGATCGCAGCGCGCATGAGATTGATGTTCTCGCCTAGTCTCTGAGGGTTATTGTAGTTGAGGAGCGCATCGTTCTGTGAGGTCTGAACTAAGTCTTGTGTGACTGCTGAGTCGTAGGTTTCACGCTCGCGCCCAACGTGGACCTGAATCTTTTCGTTTAGATCAAGGCCTTGATTTACTAAGTGTTTCGACAAAGCTGCGCGGACGTCATCGTTTGGCGCGTTGGCCAGTATTTCCTCTTGCGTTTTTTGCCACTGTTCATTGACGGTCTCTGGCAATCCAAAAGCATTCTGTCCACGCTTTGACAGAGCGCCGTTTTCCGGATCATGCAAGAGTCGTTGCTTCGCCTTAATGGCCTCGGCCAATCCAGCGCCAAGAGAGACATCGTTTGCCTTCTGTCTCTCATCAACAGCGATCCGCATCGCGGTATTGGTCAAACCTTGGGCGGCTTCGAATGCACCTGCGACCGCTCTCCCACCACCAAACGCCTCAATCGGTGCGTCTTGCTGGACTCGAACGGTTGGCAACGCTGCCTGCTGAACTTGCTGTTGATCATACCTTGGAACTACTGGCATCTAGAACCTCACGCAAGATTTGAAGTGTCTCTGTAGCTACCGCCTGCGGTGGATGTCCCGGACGAGCTATTCGAAGTTCGCCCCCCGCCCCTAAACCCACCGTTTGCATACCCTTGAGCGATGGCGTTTGCGGCGTTCATCCCACCGGTCAGAAGTGTTGCTTGGCCAGCTTGCCTTGCCCCTTCGCTATTCATTTGAGCATTGAACACGCCTTGCTGACCTTGAACCCTGTAGCCCCAAGCTTCGCGGGCTGCATTGTTTCTAACGGTCAACTGGTCGAGCGCTCCCATCTCAGCCGTCTCGACTTGAATGTCTTGGGCGCTGCCTGAATCGAGGGCAATTCCTTGGGCTGCGAATCCTGCCCGCTGGGCGCCAGCTATCTTTCGAGTGTTTCGCCCGATCTGGTTTGCAGCCTGATCGCCACGCGAAATGGTGTCGTCGGCCTGCATGTTGGCCAATCGATTGTTGATCGCCGCCTGTCGCTCACCATACTCGGCCTGAGCACTCATCGCATCGGACTGCTTCTTTGCCGCGAAGAGTCCCACCGCCGCACTCGTTAGAGCAATAGCTGTTGCTGCCGCCATGTATCACCTCTACCTGAATGGAACATATCCCGCAGGTGCTACAGCCAAAACCGACATCGGTAGTGGGTCCACCTGACGAATGAAGATGCTTCCGTTTGAATTCCAATTGGCATCAATAATGATTTCGGCTGTGCCAGTAACGAGATCCGTTGGATCATCATATGGCTCATCGTTTCGAAGCTTCAGCTCATAGAGGCTTTCAAGTGGATCAAGGCCTGACGGCTCGTCCTGCCCGGCATAGATCCCTGCTGATTCTTCAAGGTGAATGGTGAGTTTGTTTAGAAGCTTCTTCTTGTCCGATACCGTTTCGCCCTGTGCCGTATCGATGTCTAGGGTCTGAAGATCGGCGATGAACGGAAGTCCAATGTGAATAACACCGTAGCACTTATCAAGTGTGAGCGTCCCGTTGGTGATTGTCCTAGTCACATAGTCGTCATTGTAGGGCGAGGCCACGACTGTCCCGTCACCTAAGACTGAGACATCGAGACCTTCTAGATGCCAGAGGCCAGTGATCTCATCGACTGCGTCAGCCCAAACTGTGGTCGCGGTACTCTGCAAAGAAGCGGGAACGGTCCGATTGGGTCTACCGGTGACAACAGTCGCCGACGTGTAGCCAGTGATTTCAAATCGAATGAGCTCGCCATCGGCACCTTCTAAGTGGATCTCGTTTCCGACATCACCTGAAACAAACTGAGAGGCCGATGCAGTGAGCGTCAAAGTTTCGTCATAGGCCCAGGTCGATCCGCCAGATAAGGTCATGGTGGTAGAGCCTGAGTTTCGGCCGTCGTAGGTCAGAGCTGAATCCATGAAGATCATGTCTTTTCGGTCATCGACCCGGCGCTGTGCAAACCGCTCAACGTATCTGCACGACCGGCCATTGATCGTTCTCTGGATCACTAGATAGACAGCGTCCTCTGTTCCCTCAGGAACAACACAGACGTTCTCAACCAGGCCGCCATCAAAATCATGCGTTGCCCAGCCAAGGATCTGTTGCTCTCTGACATAGGTCAAAGACAGGAGAGTTCCGTCACCGCGTACCGCCCAGACAACCGAATGAGGAATCGCTTGAAATGCCCAGTCGTCGATCGTGTAACCGTCAACCAAGTGAGACGCGAAGATCGTGAGATCGTTTCCTCGGTATCCGTCGACTTGGAAATCGAACGATAGATCTCTGATGGCTGAGCCTCGAGCCTGAACATAGAGCGCAGTCGAGTCGATGATCAGCGGTGAAAGGGTAGATGCCCCGTTCTTAGAATACTGCTTTGGGTTGATTGCTACCGGTGTAACGAACCCGTTATCACCTTGGAGAGCGTACTCCGAGGAATTGGTAAAGAGAACGGCTGAGCCAAGGTCGACCAGGTGTCGCACTTCGGCAACGCGGTTTCCACTTAGCTCAAAGATGATTCGATCGTCGTCAGCTATTGGTGAGGTCTTGTAGAAATAACCGAACGCCGCAACCCGAGAAGCGAACACCTTTTCGGGATCATTGGTAGTCGAAGCAAACCACCGTCGCTGCTGAATGTAGGCAACGGCCGAGGGATAGTCGCCTGACGCATTAAGTGGGTCTGTATCGATTGGAGGGTTTGTAGAGAAGTCCGGTGGAACTCCTCTGTCGACAAAGGATGTTGATGTTCCGTCAGTGTAGCCAATGTAACCGTATGTCCCCAATAGGCCTGTGTCTGATCGATAAATGTTGTATGAAAGCGGCGCTGTTGATCCACCCTTTAAGTTCCAACCAACAGTTACAGGAGTGGCCGACGACGGAACAGTGTTGGTTCCAAACGTAGCGGCCGGTCCAATGATAGCCACTGACTCCTGACCAAACTCGTCAATCCCTGTGATTGTGTAGTGATAGGCAGTTCCGGGATATCCAGTCAGTGTTAACGTATCAAGTCCGCAGTTCAGATTGTCGCCCAAGTTCGCAACAGCCAAAGTCCAGCTTGCATCACCGGTTCGGGTGAGCTCTCTAATCGCGTAGCTTGGATGGACCAGAGTCATCACGTCCGCACTTTGGGCGAATTGAATTGTCGGGAGATCCGCTTCAACATACGGGGTCGTGATTGTGTAAACCTCCTCAAGTGTGCCGCCCGAGGTATATGAACCCATTGAGGTGGAGTTCACGTTGGCGCCGTCCATGTAGTCGAGTTCAAAGGTGTTCGCGCCAGTGTTGACGTTTGCGACCTTAAAGGTCCGACCATTGAGATAAGTGCCAATCGCTCCGACAATGCCTGATACGTAAATCACATCACCATTGGCATAAGTGTCTGAGCCTGAGTAGGTAACGACGCAAGGATTGGCGTTTGAGATTGCTGTGATCGCTTGGCTTGTGAGCATCACATAGTCGCCTTGCTTGATGACCCGCATGTACTGGTCACCGAACTCAAGGACGTAGGTCTGAGCATCGCTAAAAACAAAAGGGATAAGCCTCACGGCCTTGGTGGAATCCTTCACTTCGCCAATGAACTTTGTCCCCGGCCGATTGGTCGCGCCGCCATGTCTCATGACGTACTGGTTTCGAAGTTTCTTAAGTCCCGTCGCATAGCGAGTTGTATCCACGCGAGAGTAGAGCGCAGGTGCAACCTCACCGGAACTAAATGATCTCTGAATGACTGTGCTCACGAGTTCCTCGCGACGATGTAGTCAGCTTCCGGCAAAGTGTCCGGCTGCTCCTCGTTCACGGCCTGAGCCTGAGCTTTAGTCATCAGGAAATTATACATTCGCTCAGCGCGATCACCCATCTTGAACGGATCACCGCCCGTTACTTGAGGGGCTATGAACAGAGCTAAGTTGAAAGAGAAGGCCAGGACAAAGTCTGGCGTGAACTCTTCGGTCGAAGTGATTCTCATCGTGTACTCGATCACTGCGTTCTGCTGATCGGTAAATATCAACCGACCCGAATCGTCTCTTGAAACTTTATAGACAATCCGATCGGCTGCGGTTTCGTTTCGAATCCCCGACAAAATCCGCCTTAAGTTTAGGCAGTCGGAGGGGTATCGGTATGAGTAGTTCCACTCATCGTTTGGGTCTTCTTCAACAAGTCCGAGGTCAGCGATCTTTGTCGCAAACGGCCAGTTGAAATCTCGGAGTGTGGCATCGCGAACAGTTTCATAGAAGGCCCGGCAAGTGTTGGCCTCTGAGCTCTGTTCGGTGTCGAGATTGGCAATCGTCTTTGAGACGCCGAGGTGTCTTAGTGCCTGGTTGCAGATCTCTGTACTTGATGCCATGAAGCCCCCTAAATCAAAAGAAGGCGGGGCCGTAAAGAACCCCGCCCTTAAAGAATCAGATCACATCTGAATCAGTCGGCACTGAAGCTAGTTTCTTCCCACCAGCTCTAGCCTTAGGCACTTCGATCTTTTCATCAAGCCGCACCATCCACTTCTCTGAGAACTGCATCTCGGGAGAGAGAACGATTGGCTTTCCAGTTCTGTCGAGGCCCTTTCGCTCAACGAGCTCAAAGACGTCGCCTTCTGACTTTAGATGGTGATCGATGTATCCTGTTCGCTTGGCTTTAACCTTCATTGTCTAACCCCTTAGCTGATCGTGATCGCGTCAGCGTAGCTTGTGTACTTGTCGATGTTGTTAGTGATGAACGCTGTGAACGAACCAGTAGTTAAGTTGCCGTTTGCAGGCGTGTATCTCAACTGGAGGTATCGATACTGAAGCGACGCCATCCCTGGATCAAGACGAGCAATCTTCGTCGTTCCAACAGCGCTCACGGCTGGGAATGTGAAGAGCGTGTCTGAAGCGTCGGGAGTGAAGGTTGACGTGCTGTCACCCTCAAGCGTCACCGCAATAGTAGAATCAGAGCTGGCATCAGTCATCGCAACGTCGACAGAGCAAACCACATAAAGTGATTCGCCAGTGCCTAGGTCGCGGACTGCTCCTGCGTCCAAGTAGTTAGTCGAAGCGGCCGCTGCTGTGACCGCCTGTGCATCTGAAAACAAAAGTGCTGCATCTACGTACATATTAACTCCTTTAATTTAATTCGTTAGGCGACCGCTGCTTCTGTCTCTGTCAATGCGTCGACGATCTTGATTGGGATTCCTCGGAACGAAGGAACGATTTTTCCATCGACTTCGTTGTAGACCAATCCGCCACCAGTGATGACGTCGTCGCGGCGCTGAATATCGAGCATCTGGAAGCAAGTGCGGTTCATGTAGAACACGGGCTTTCCCATGCGGTTCGGCAATCGGTGGATGGCCTTGATCATGAGTTCGATCAAGTCAGCAGCCGATGACTTCGCAACGAGGTTAGAGATATCGATGTTCGGGATACGAACAACGTGTCTCCAGTCTCGGAGTGCAACGCCGCACTTCCAAGTCCACTGATCCTGGAATGCACGCATACGAGTACCAGCTACGCCAGCAGTTGTTTCAACTGTGACTTCGCCGTGATCCGAGTGCGAGAGACCCGCTTGAGATCCCTTCGGGTAAATACCGTGAACGGTTTGAGCGCCCCACGATACAAGCCAGATCGACGAGTTGTCAGATCCTGCTCCCGAACCCGAAATGATGTTCTGACCACTTGTTGCGGAGAGCGACGAGTAGCGAACTGCGAGACCATTGAACTCCTCAGACGCAAGGCCTGAGTTTCCATAGATCACAGTTTGCTGCATCTCCTGGTTCATAGCTTCAATGAAAGCCATGCCTTCAGAGAGGCGGAATGCTGCCGAGTTTCCATTGAGCTTTGCGAGCTCAACGTCTACTTCCGACCATGCCTCCAAGATTCCACAACCCTCATCGACTTGAGCAGTTGTCGATTTAGAGGGTTGAACACCCTGGTTCAACAGGCGCCAAGCGACTGTCGGGAGGCCGGTTCGGATTGTAGTCCGGTGACCGGTGGGAAGGTTTCCCTCTACCCACAACATGTCATCAAGCATCTCGTTCGTTTGCGAGAGAAGCTCGACGACGGCTGCGATCTTTCCGTCTGGGTCCATTCGCTTTGCGATGTCCGCCATTGTTGCTGCGTTTGCGTTTAACAGTGCCATTCAAATACTCCTGGCCTCTAGTTATGAGGCAAAGGTTAAAGGTTTAGGACTTTCCGTAGAAGAGTTCCTCGATCGGCTTCTTGCCTCCAGCTTGGGCGCCAGGCAGAACGAGTTTGTCTTCTGACATGAGTTTGCCAATTCGAAGGAATGTTCGAATCAGTTCCGGGTGATTCCCGAATCCGCTCGAATCCAACGCTTTGACAAATTCATCGGATGCGTACTTTTTAATGACTCGATGAGCGAGTTCGACGTTGGCCTTAAAGGCATCGCCCCCAAGCTCCTTGTCACTCAAAGCGGTCTGCACCCACTGTTGCTTTGTCGCCTCCCACTCTTTATCGATCCGCTCGGAGTACGAACTGACCGCCAAGTTCTCTCGCTCCAAAACCGCCTGTGCCATTTCCTGACTAAGTCCCTTCTCCTTCGCGTAGGCAGCGACTTGGTCTAATGCCGATTGGTCGAGCGATGATCCCTCTGGAAGCTTAAGCTCATACTTCTCAGGTATGGCTGGCGCCGCCTTTGGGGCTTCACTGGTTGTGGTTGACGTTTGGCTTTGGGCCTGTGGACTTGCGGGTGTACTGGCCGCAGGTGTTGGGGCTTGAGCCGTTTCTGTTGTCTGGGCTGCGGCTGTAGGTGTTGCGTGAGCCGGGGCCGTTTGAACTTCAGACATTCGATTCATCTCCTTTTCGGTTTTCTTTGATCATTCTTAAATATGCATCGGGCTCGGCATCCATGATGTCGCCAAGCGCCCATAGCCCAACGCTCCGTTGACCCTCTAGAAAGAAAGTCTCCGAGTTACCGGTGAAGCTCTGCTTGTAGACACCGCACTGAGTGAGAAGCCTCCAAAGAAACCTCCGACCCTCGGTGACGTTTAGAAGAGAGCGGATGTCGTTTAGTTCCTGGTCGCGAACGAACTTGCTCTTTTGAGCTGACTCTTGAACCGAACCTTCGTCTGATATGTTTCGCTTGCGACTCATCGGCGATAAACCCTTCTAAGCAATGGATAAGGATAGGACGTATCGCCCTCAATGATTGTGATTGTTCCGGTTGGTGGGAAGAATCGGCCAGCGAACATCGATTTTGGAAAGAAAGTGGAAGCGAACATTATGAATCACTCACATCGTAGGTGACGGCTGTCCGGTTTCCATTGCTATCCACCGTTGCAACGATACGGTTCTTGTCGTCTGTGATGTTTCTAATCGTGACAGTGGTGGTCTCAGCACCGGAAAGTTTCCCACCAACTGAGGCAAGAATGATTCGAAGCGCTTCACGCATTGAGTAGTTTGTCTCAATGTCATTGGCATCAAGTAGTGCTGTCGCCAGGCCTTGAGCTGATAAAGCTTCAGCACCGCCAATGTCGGCAGAGAGGTTGACCAAGTTCGTTATCGAGTTCGTCAAGGTCATTGATGCTGATAGCGAAGCCGTGAGACCTAGGATGTTTCCTAGCTGTGCATCAGTGAATGATCCGTTTGCTGTCAAATCCGCTTGAAGTAAAAGGATGATCGCAAGCTGCGCATCTGTGAGCGTGATGCCTGCTGAGAGTGCCGCTTCAAGTGCAACGATCAAAGCTAACGTTGCGTTTGTTTCAGTGATTGAAGCTGAAAGGTTGGCGTCGATGTTTATGCCAAGAGCAAGGAGTGCTTCGGTCTCTGAGACACTCGCAGTCATCTGCGTGTGCGACGCAAGGCCGCCCGATGACCGGGCAATAGTCAGTGCCGAGCCCGCCACATAGCCAGCAGGCATTGAAACCTTAGCTGGCATGAATACATCTCGCGACCGAAGCACGCTTGGATTCTTCCAGTTCGAACGCGTGTTCGCAGCATAAGCGCCAGCCGTCGCGGTTCCATTCGTGAAACGCGCGTGAGACTTAGTCAAAACTGAGTAGTTACCACGTAGTGCCAACGCTTATCCCCACGCGAAATCTAAATGACCAAAAAAGGACGAGTTCACTGGAGTCGCTGCCCCGTGATACAAAAGCCAGTAAAGCGCGGCACCATCATAGATTCTCGGCAGGCCGCCTGGGACTTGAGACAAGAACTCTCGCTCACTCGCTACACCGATGGTTGTCATCGGCATTGTGATGAGCGGTTTGCAGATCCCGACAGAGAATTCGCCCGACGTGTACGTCGAAGAAAGCTGGACGTTATCAACCTTTGCAATGCCAGAATCACCGGCTTGCATCGGCATGAATGGTCCATACTTTCCAGAACCCGTTCCCGAATAGAGAATCTGTCCGTTCGGACAAGCTGTCTTTCCGATCGGCAGAACAGTCGGCGTCGCTCGGCTTCCAGTCTGAGCAGAGTTTGTATAGGCCGGGAAACTTAAGTTCGGCGTACCGGCTCCGAGTGGTGTGGCGTTATTGGCCCACATGAAAGCTTTGAGTCCAGCGCCGGACGTGTATCTCGGATAGAGAGTGTTGATCGTGTGTGTGCCTGTACCTGCATCAGTGATATTGATCGCGGTTCCTGCAACCGCGTTTGCATACGAGGTGGCAAACTGGCACGTCGTATCTGAAACCTTGATCACGTAGTAGTCGGTCGCAAGCGACAATCCCGCAGGCAAAGTCGTCGTTGTCGTCAATTGAACGCGCGTGTATGGGAGCAAGTTGATATTGGAATGCGTACAGACGTCTGTTCCGGCGTCTGCTGTAAACGTACTAAAAGCTGAAAGAGTATTGGTCATCGCCTGAGAAGTGATCGTCGTTGTCGAAGTCACTCTGTAAAAACCAACGAGATCAATGAGCATCATAATTGCGGGCATCGTTGTGGCCGCTGCCGAAAACGCCGAAGCGTTCATAATGTACTTATAGTCAGGTGACACCGCTCCGCCATGTTGAATCGACGACGCGTTGGTGGTCGTATCACTCACCGGCTGGAAGGTTAGGTTGGTGCCAGTGTTAAAGAGCGCGTCAGCTCCAGGGTTTCCGGCGCCCCGAGCCAGGCAATGCCACTCGCCCGCGATTGCGACGGTGGTTGGAAGCATGAGCTTGTTCCAATCCTGTCGAAATGTTTTACCGTTCGAGGTGGATTCCTGGATAAAGTCGTCATAGCTACTAAAGCCCGGCATTGAGATCCCCTAGTTCCATGTTGTTTCAATCTCGCCGTGAAAGGCGACGCCACTTAAGGACCCGTTTGGGAGAGTCACTAAACTCAAAAACGCATCGTCGTAAATTCTTGGAAGCTGTGATTGGTGAGGCATCGGCACTACTTCTGTCGGTGCCGTTTGCTCTAAGATCACCGAAGTCAAAAGAGGCTTCACAAGTACCAAGGCGAAAAGTCCGACGTCTGTGACTGACGGAAATGTGACACTCTCAACCGAGCGCACGCCAATATCGCCACTCTGAAGTCCAATGAATGGCCCGCTTGAAATCGCTGACCCTACTGAACTCGTGATGATGGAGCCGTTCGCTGTCGCAATGTTCACCTTTTGCGTGACGCTTGTTCGGCCCGCTACTCCGTCTGAATTGGTATAGTTGACAGTAAAAGTTGGGAGCGTTCCAGAGTTCGATGCGACCGAGACCGCCATCATTTGCACGCCTACGCCATCTGTGTAGCGCGAGATCGTGTTTGTGTTATCCATGACCTGTGCATCATTAGTACCGGTGTCGACGAATGGATAGTAAAGCAGATAGTCGCAGAGAATGAATGGCATCGGTAACCCGGTCGCCGAGTTACTCATGATCAAAAACCTGTGGAGGAATTTACTTGGCGTTGTGAGCACTGGCCCGTGATTAATCCCGCCGTCTGTTGATCGCTTCATCTGCTGCGCAACGAGCGGTGTCGCTGCGTAGTATTGAGGATTGGGGTTTCCTGGGCTCATGCTCATATCAAACCAAATCCCCGCAGTGGTGACCTGCGAGGGAGTTTTTCGCCAGGTAGAATAGTGGTTCTGCCCTGACTCAACTGCGGTTGTGTATGCTCCGACCCCTGAAAACCCTGGCATTTAGATCCTAATCAAGCGTGAAGACGAGATCGCCTGCGCTGAACTGTGGTTGGTTTCCAGTGACTATCGTTTGCGATGCGTTCAAGGCTCCCGACACAATGATCGTTCCGGCACCGGAAGATGTAGTCACAATCGAAACGTGAGTCACCGTTGATGATCCGCCCGTCGAAATTGGAAACTGCACGAGTGCTGCGTTTTCAACCGTTGCACCGGATACTGTAAAGCCTGTGGCTCTGTCGACCGCGACCCGAGCGTAGGATGTGTACGCAGATTCGCTTGTAACTGCCGAACCAGCTTCGCCTGGGTCAGCGGTATGGAGTGCCAGCCATAGATCAGTATTCGCGTTCCATGCGACATCTGTTCCTACAAAGATGTAGGTGTTGATTGCCGTTTCAGCAGTATTTGAAAAAGACATTAGCCGATCCTCTTCTTCAGTGCCTCAAGCTCTGACTTCAATCCACTGACCACGCCTTGCAGTTCTGACTTCTCAAGGCCCAAGACCTTGATCTCAGCTTCAATAGACTTTGCCTCAGATAGTGCTTTGGCTCGGAAAGCTTCAGCTTCGGCCTTGATTCCATAGCCTCTGGACTGAGCGTCACCGACAAGAGCGGCGGCCTTTTCGCTTGCGGCCTTTAGCATCTCGTCGCACTTGGCCTGAGCTTCTGCGAGCATTTCATCAGCGATGGATTGCTGGGAGTCGCACTTGGCCTTGGCTTCCAGGTAACTCTTGGAAGCTTCAAGCTCGTCCGCTTTGAATTTAGAGAGGCGGCCCTCTGCTTCTTTGGCTGCGTTCTCGAGTGAGCCTACTCTCTCGATCTCGTCAGCAAAGTCGATCAGACCTTTAAGTGTGCGACCGAGCTTTCGAATGTCATCAACTGCGCTCATCTTTGCGTTGGACATTATGGCCTCCTCATTAGGACTACGCAGGTGAGCGACGTTGTGCCGTCACCGGCTGTGATTCTTGGTCTGATGTATCGAGTGAGCTCCATGACGGTCTCAATCTTGGCCGTCGTGAAGTCGAGAGCATTGCCTTGTGGATCGGTCAGCACCGCATAAGTACTGCCGTCATTTGATCCTTCGATTCGAAGACTGCCGCCTGTTCCAAAAGTTCCTAGAACCTGGACCGATCGATCGGCTGAACCCGGCATTTCGATCGCAACTCCAACGTCTGTTCCTGAGAACGTCATCGGAGTGTAGGAGTATGTATTGACCTGGGTGTTGCCGAAGGTCTGAAGGGCTGAGATTGTTGGCGTTATCGTTGCCATTTAATACCTCATTGCGGGATCATCGACCCCGCGTTTGCGTTGGAGATAAGTCTTGTTAAAGCGTTGTCTTCTTCTAAATTAGCGCCCGCTAGGTTCTTTACTGCGGCTGCGCCCTGGCCGATGGCTTCAACTGCACGCTGAGCCTCGGCTGCTTTCTGCTGCTGGGCCTGCATTGCAGCGACATCCTCGTCGCTTCGAACGATTCCAGGCTGGAGTGACAATCGATCGCCATAGACATCGATCATCTGTGCGGCATCGACTTTCATAAGAACACTAGGATCGTAGGCAGCAACCGAGGAAACGAATCCGCTGAATCGCTCAATGCCAGAAATGCCCGCAAGCTTCTGTGCCTGAGCCATGATTGAAATGTATTCGACTTTGAGCTGCATCCCTTGGATCTCTTCGGGAGGTGGTGGGATGAGTCCCTGTCGATCCATGACGATATAAGCAATATCAATCAGTGGATCGAGCAGGTCTTGGTTTAACTGTTCAAGTACGGGACCGAGGGCGAGAAGTTTCTCTTCTTGCCTGACGTCGATCTCGCGAGCGGTGATCTGGCGGCGGTCTGAATTGGAGAGCATGAGGAAAAGATCCTCATAGAACGCGCGCTGGATTCGGCTCTGATATTCCTGGATGTCCATCACGAGTTCGTTGACTCGTGGGTTCACTTCATGGATCGGACGAAACCCCTGCTGTCCTTCTCGAACATCAGCATAGGTGAGATCACCCGGAAGCAGAGAAGCCTTCGAGTTCTTCATTGAGGTTGGTCCAACCATGGGTGGGTTAACCATCTTCTCAATCGCTTGAGCCTTCTTTTTCTGCATGACCTGAAGCGCTCGGATGTCACCTAAGGCGACCATTCCAGGACATTCAGTGCCGTAGACGTCTTCGCCAGTTACTTCCCACCGAGGGCAGAGAACAGGAAAGTAGTCGTAGCCAGATTCGCGAAGGGCCTTATCCTCATCGTTTGCACCTGAGGCGTAGGTCCCGCCTTTGCCCCCAGAAGCACCCTTCTCGTAGTAGCAAGACGAATACTTCTTGTGCTTTGATTCGACCTTGTATTCGTCGAACTCCTCGTTTGGCTGGATAATGTGATAGACATCAATCCAAGCTTCCATCTGTCCGCCCTCATAAAGGGAGCGAACTTGAGTAGAGAAGTTTGACCAATCCATCTTTCCCGATCGATCCTTTTGGCCGAACCTTCGAACGAGCTGCCGAACGGTCATTCGGAACTCTCGCATGAAGACGTCGACCCTCCCCTTATCATTGGTCGCGATTGCATAAGACCCGATCGGGAATGCATAAAAATGCATGACGTTATCGAAGTCCTCTTCAACCATCATGGCCGAAGTGGCAAAGACGGTGATATCGCCGTAAATGATCGGTAGGATATTGTAGAGGTTTGATTTAAGGAACACTCCCGACATCCGCTCGCCAACGAGATAGAGCCAGTCTTTGATCGCGGGAGATTCGGCGTAGCTTGGATCTGGAGTCGTGAGTCTGAACCAGGGTCTTGCCGGTGAAGTGATCCCGCTCATCATTCCAGATCTGGCGGTTCGAGCGGAGAGAGTGGCGGTTGAATCGATGATCTTGTTATTCTTTCGATCACCCTTATTGGTCTCAGACGTTTGGAATCGTGGCCTTCGTGGCAGGATGTGTTCGCCAAGATCTCGCCAATGGGACGTAAACGATGAGCGTTCCGACTCCAATTGGTTGCGAAGAATATCGAACCGCTTTCGTTTCGATATCTCGCTTCGTTCTTCGGCCTTGGATTCTTTCACTTATTGCCCCAATAGCTGCTTGCTTCCAGGGGTGTAACCGCCCTGTCCGCCGAAATAGGAACTAGGATTTGAAAGTATTGTCGAAGACCTGCCGCCACGATTTGCGCTCATGGCCCGTTGACGAGCGCGAGATAGGTCACGTTCTCGAGTGAGCCCGACTTGACGCTGGCGTTCTGTTTCTTGTGAGAAGATGGCTTCGGTTGCGGCTTCCTGCTCGCCGACTTTCTTTTGCATGACCTCAAGCTCTCGAGCCCCACCGTTAAGGTTCCGGTCGAGATTCTTTCCGGTTACATTGTCGGCTGCTCGAATGACTTCAGAGATCCCACCAGAGAACGCGGCGAGCGCAGCGCGGTTGGGATTCTTTAAGATATCCCCTGCCGAACTTGCCGCCGAATCAAAAGCTCGTCCAATCGCGGTTGATCCCATTATGGATTCTCCAATAGAAAGAATCTCTCTTTCGACTTAAAGCCATTTCGAATCATAAACTCATCACTCACGGGGCTGTGTTCCTCTAAGGCAAAGAACACCCAGTCAGCGTTGAGCTCGCCCCAATGCTTGAACTCTTGGAACAAAAGGTAGCCCGCTCGAGATCCTCGATGCTGTTCAGCGACCCACCAGAATGATTCATGCAGACATTGGATGTCCGGGTTGAACATGTGAGGAACGTACACCCCACCAATGAATCCAACCGGACCGACGCCATCCTTCTCAGCAATGAGGAAGACATGGTCGTCGATCATGACTTTAAGGGAAGCACCCGCAATAGATTGATCACCGAGAAGCGATCGCTTCGTTCCATAGAATTGTGCGAATTGGCTTAGCTCGCTTAGGAGCCAAGGGATGTCATTATGATTGGCGGGGCGGATGCTTATGGACATCTGTCACGAGTGTTGTGATTTTCACAGCACTTTACAAGTCCTATTTTTCAATTGAGGTGGTGGGATTTTTATTCTGCTGAAGCGAACGGGTCCCACTCGTTTTTGATCTTCGAGTTATTTCCAAGGAATGTGTTTTGAAATGATGCGGCTGGCATGTCGGGCATCGCGAAAGTCAGGGCCAGAGCGTCTGCCAAGTCAGGGCTAAAGCCAAGGCGATCTTTGATTTGTTCCTTTGGTTCGAGGAGGAACTTCCCATTCTGAAAAGTGTAGGTCGGTGCAACCAACTCCTTCTTTAGTTCAGGCATGTTCGGCAAGGCGCCCGCCCGCTTCACCCACTTCGATAGTTCGAACCACATCTCGGCACGCTTGTTGTGATATCTTGCGTCGAGCGCTTTCCCAGAGAACGCGACTTCGATCGGGCTATGGCCAGCCTGAATCAGTTGGTCGACGACACCCCCACCAAATCCGCCAGTACCGTCAATGAACTCGACTTCCGACCCCCACTTTGATTTTGCTTGAGCGACGCGCGCAGCGATCTCATTGGTCCTCGCTCCCCGCATTTCTACAGGCTTAAACGCAGCAATGCCTTGCCGTGGGAAGATCACAGTTCGATCATCGCCAAAGCGTGCCACATCAACGCCGAGTCTCTTTTGGGCGGATGTGACGGCGTCCCCTTCAGCGCGCCTGACCATCGATACCTCAACCTCCTCCAATGACATGAGCGTATTGAACCCACTCTCCGGAAAGAGACCAAGGATAGTGGCCATGACCCATGGGTTTGACCTTCCATAGATCCTGATCTGTTCTCTTGCATGTTCAATGTCGACCCGAGGTGTGCGGTTTGGATCATCCGGGTCAGCGGTGATCGTGACAACAAACCACTGTGCCGCCTCATGAGTGCATAGATGATAGAGAAGTCCTGTTGTACTGGTCGGGTTTCCCGCACCCGCAATCAAGCCATCGACAACCCCACCGGTAAAGATCTGAGTGGCCTTCTGTCCAACGGTGACGGGCATAGCACCGATCTCATCTAGCAAGACAAACGGATACTCTGAATGCAGACCCGAGAGCGATCGACCGATAGCCTCAGAGTCCGCATCTTTGGCGTAGGATCTGGCCGACAAGAACCATGTCTCAGGATGATCGTTTGCTGTGATGCGTTCTTGGTTCCATGTGAACTTGGCTCTTAGCAGATCAGATCGTCCCTGCCATTTTGATAACTCGGCCCAAAGATTGTCTCGAAGGTTATCCCGACCCTCGCCGGAAAGGGCTGCGCCTTTTGGATGCTGTCCTTTATCTGCAAAGCAAACAAGCCTATGCCATCCGATCCACGCTAAGACCGCAGACTTTCCTGGACCGGTACAAGCTTTCATCGCAAGCCGTCGTCTCGGGTTAGCGCTACCGCCAAGGTTCCTTAGCGCTTCGGCCTGCCAGTGGTCAGGCTCAATGCCAAAGACATCGCGGACGAACTTGATTGGATCAAGCCGCCACTCTCTGATGACACTCGATGCTTTGATCAAATGTGCTTTACCTTAGGGAGCCAGATCTTGGTTTCTGGATCTTTGGACTTCGACTCCCGCCTTGCTGCATTGATCATGGCAAGAGCGTAGCCATGAGCGGAGGTCATCTGTTCGCCGGAATTGACCATCATTGCCATGGTTTCAAATGTTGGATCTGAGACGATCTTGACCTTGTCTCGTTCGCTGTCCTCAATCGTGATCGTTATCTTTGCCAGGCCTATCTGTTGGACCTAAACGGAACCAAGGCAGCTATCGCTGCGGGGTATTCCGAGAAGTCGGCTAGGTCTCAGGCCTCAAAGCTCCTCGCCATCCCAGAGATTCAAGATCGC